CATATTAATATGGATGCAACTCTTCACAGGACAAAGTGTAGAGCATTATCAATTAGGCACTTACGCTACACTGGAGGAGTGTCAAATCGAGATGAGCACAGCAGCTAAGATGGTGACACACAAGGCTGAGACTGTGGCTTGTCTAGAGGTAGAGATACAAAGGTAATGTTTATCTCACATTTAAAAAACAGATACATCCTGTATGATGATATGGGGCGTGTTATAATATCAACTAGAAACAAACGCATTATTAAAAACGTAACAGAGAGGATACAAAATGGAAGATTGGCAGATGACACCAGAGGAGAGAAGCCTGAAGTACGACAGAGAACAAAAAGAAAGAAAAACAAAAAGACAGAAGGGGATGAAGTCTCTGACAGCAGCACAACTAAAGGTGCTAAAAAGAAGTCATAACAATTTACGCAAGCTTATAATGGAGATAGAGGAGATGAACGACTTGTATCTGTCTGACATCAGGGAGTTGAATAGTTGTTTCTATGATATAGGTAATGAGTTCTTACTTGATAACAGCCATTACTACAACTACAAAGATCCTGATGATGCAGAATAATAATGTAAGACAGGAGGCACAAGCCCAAGCAGAGCAAGCATATGATCTGTTTATACTGTGGAGTAAACGTACAGTGTATGCTATCATTGCTACTCTGCTACTGCTGGCAAGCTGTGACTTTGGCACAGACAAGGAGACAGGTAGCCAGTATAACGGCGAGGTATACGCACCACGTAACATAGGAGAGTAACAATGTCAGAGGTGGAAAGTTTATTGAGGAGAATACAAGCAGCAGAAGATAAGATAGAAGCTATCCAAGATAGAATAGATAGATTAGAGAAACACATGAAAGAGCTAAGACTAAAGGTGGAGAATAAAAAATGATACCTACTACACTTAGAGAATACATATGGTTCATGCATCACTACGACATAGTATGGACACCAAGCAATAAGGAAGAGGAGCCACCGTTTTAATGCAACCAGGAACTCAGATTATTATACCATTCGTCCTAGCCTACATTGGAGGCTTCATATATTTTTTAGTAAAAGGCTATCGTAATGCTGATGACAAAAGAAAAGACAATATTCAAACAAGGTAAAGGCTACAGAGTAGAGGAAGTCATAGGTTACTACATAAAGTCAGATACGTTTTGCAAGCTAGGCGCTGCATCTCAGAAGGACTACTACGACTGTCTCATGGTTATAAATGATGACATAGGTGCTACAAGCATGAAGAGACTAAGTGTGTCTTTAATGCAACAGTGCTACAATCTGTGGCTAAAGAGAGGTACATACAGAGCTAACAAGATAGCTGCCATCATGTCTATACTTATCAACTGGGCTAAGAAGAATGGCATCAGTATGGAAAACCCTATGCCTCTGTTAGAGAAAACACCCAACCCACCACGCAAAGTAATGTGGGAGCCAGAGCAAGTAAACCAGTTCTTACACACAGCATATAGCGAGTGGAAGTGGCGTAGCATTGGCTTGATTGTACAGATGGCTTACGAGTGGGGGCAACGTGTGGGTGACATGCGTATGCTTACGTGGGCAGCTATCAACTTTGACAAGAAGCGTTGCGACTTAGAGCAGAGCAAGCGTGGAGCAGAGGTACACCTACCTATCAGTGATCCATTGATGCATGTGCTCAAGCAACAGCACGAAACGTTTGGCTTCCAAGCTTTAGTGACACCACAGGTTTACCCTAGTGACGGTGCATACAAGCCCTACAGTAAAGAGATGCTACACGTCTACGTCAATGCAATACTAGAAGCTGCTGGACTACCTCGACATCTTACAGCTATGGACATGAGGCGTACAGCCATCACTGAGATGGTAGAAGCTGGTGTAGATATAACACAGATCAAACAAGTAAGTGGACACACTAACATAAATAGCTTGACTCCTTATATCAAACACACGTACACTGGTGCATCAGAAGCACTAGCCCAGCGCCAAGCATTCAAGGATAAGAAATAATGTTTATAGATATCAATAGCTTAGATGTAAAAGAGGGTGAGCAGATACGACAGGATTGCCCCAGATGTAAAGGTAAGAACACCTTCACTGCAACCAAGCGTGACGGTAACTTAATCTACAACTGTTACAAGATATCGTGTGATGTGCAAGGTAAGATAAACTTAGGTGTATCTAAAGAAGAACTAGAGCATTATCTAGTAACACCCCTGATCGAAACAGGTAATATAAACAAGAGGTTAGAGCACTTTGTTTATCCAGAACATGTAACAACTGACGTAAGTAACAAATATATAAACAGATTTCGTATGCGCTGGGTGGGCGAGTACGCAAATCCCTTAGAAAACATAGAGTTACTGTACGATCTTAAAGATAAACGTGCAGTGTTTCCTATCTACAATGATGGACTTATCGTTGATGCTATAGGAAGAGCACTGGACGGTAAGCAGCCCAAGTGGTTACGCTACGGTGGTGCAGCAGAGTATGCAAAGTATTGCTACGGTGAGCCTAATGGTATCTACATTGTAGTAGAGGACGTAATCAGTGCAGTAACTGTCGCAAAGGTATACCCAGATGTCACAGGTTTTGCTTTATTAGGCACAAGCCTGACTGATGCACACAAAGAATGCTTGAGTGACAATGCCGACTATGTTATGGTTGCACTTGATCCAGACGCACTAAGAAAGACTTTGGTTATGCGTAAAGAAATAGAAGCGTGGTGTGATGTGCCTACAAGAGCAATAAGATTGCGTGACGATGTAAAGTATCAAGACCCAGAGGATATAGAACAAATAGGAGAATGGATACATGTTGCAGAAAAGTCACATAAACAAACAAAATCCAATGGCAAAGGAGGTTAGACAATCAAAGTACAGACAACAAGTAGTACCAGATAAGAAGAAACCTAAACCTCAACGTAAAGACAAACATAAAGGAGCAAGGCATGATGTCTCAGGAGATTAACCCAAGAACAGGTAAGCCATACTACTATCAAAAAGGTAACGATTCAGAAACCCAAAGAAAAAGAAATAACAAAAGTAATCCCAAACACAATCCTAAACGTATGTGGGTTGATGGTAAATATATACCAAACAATCATCCTTTACATAAACCTGGCAGATATACATCATTCGGTGACGCTGCATTCACAGCCTTACAAAAGGATAAGCAAGTAAAAGAGGGATACATTTATGTTATCACTAATCCAGCTTGGCCTGAGTGGGTAAAGATAGGCATGGCTATTGATGCAGAAGATAGGCTCAATGGTTATCAAACTAGCTCACCTATGCGTGACTATCAGTTAGTCCACGCTATAGCAACACCTGACAGAGCCAGAGCAGAACGAGTAGCTCACAAAGCTGCTGCCCTGTGTGGCGAGAGACAAGGTGAGTGGTTCAAGATAGCAAACGAAGAAGCTGTGACAATATTGCAACACATAAAGGAAACTGAAGATGAACAAAAAAGAGAGTCAACTAACTAAAGATATCTATCGTATGATAAGAACTCTCAGCGCAAAGACGCTATCTGAAACCCAACGTAAGAGTATTGAGGAGGACGTAGCGTACAAGCAAAAGAAACTACAGGATCATATGGGCGTAAAGACTTTTATACGCCCTATGAACAACATGGAACGTAAGGCAGCAGCAGAGAAACGAAAGGCTAACAACTATGAGTGAGCAATACTGCACGACTAAAGGTTTAGGCTGGGCGTTTTTAATCTGTGCGTTCTTTATACTAGGTGTGCCAGTGTTAATGTGGTTAGCAATAGAGGGTTCAGATTGGTATGAGATATTTAAAATGATGAATCCCATTTAAGGAGAATGAAATGAAAGTAATATTACATGTTTTATTTTTAATTTTTGTAGCAGCATCTCCATTTTTATATATGTATATTTGGAGTATTTAGATATGGAACACGGAGAGTTAGCATTACTTAGAACTTTGATGGACAAAGACTTCTATGACAGCAACAAGGGGATACACACACCAGACAAACTGTTTACAAAGGATGTACGCAAGGTCAAGCAGACTATAGACTACGCTATGAATCAGTTTGACAAAGACTTAAACTTCTCAGAGTTAGAGGGGTTGTTCTTTACTAGAGAGACACTTACTACAGCCAACAAAGATTCGTATAAGAGATTGTTTGATAAGCTACGGCAAGAGAAACCTATGAATCAAGAGGTAGCTCAAGAAGTTATGTCTAACCTATTTCAACAGGTAGTAGGTGAAGAGGTAGCTAACTTAGGTTTTGACTACGTGAATGGTGAGAAGAATACACTGGAGCCACTGCGTAACATAATAACAGACTATCAAGATAACTTCCTACCTAACTTAAAAGTAGAGTGGGGTGACATATCTATTGACAACCTGTTGGT